CCTTCTCAGCGGCTTTGCGTTTCTTGGCGAGGGTTTGGGTGGCTCGTCCTTCTATCTCTTCATTGAGCCACGCTGGGACACGTGCAAACAAAGAATCACGGGAAGGAACGTCGCCAACAATGTTGAACAACACCCCATCCCGCCCCGTGTTGTGAAGGTATGACCCCAACAACAACGAGCGATAGGTCATGCTGGCGGTTTTGCTTGAGCAACCAAGACGCTGGAGCAATTCACGCTCGCCCCGATCCAAACGTCTGCAACGTTCTGGGGCAATACAGGAGTCAATAACGCCTCTAAACTCATCGAGAATGGTCGGCAGGTTGTTCCTGGCCGCTTCAACAAAGAGCGGGGCGAGGGCATAGGTCTCCATCAGCCCTTGTCGGGTCTTGACGATTCTCCATGATTTGCGACCGCCTCCACGTCCGCCACCACGTCGTGCCAACTCAATCAACCCAGCATCCTCCAACGTTGGCAGGTGCTTCTCCTTGAGGGCGTTCTTTGAACATGAAAAGGCGTGGATGTTGAGCCACTGAAGGATATTGTCCTCCGTCAGCGGGCGGTTTGCTTCTTCCATTGACTGCAACTCGCTGAACACGATCCATGAGTCGTCGGGAATACCGCTGAGGCTTGCCCGCAACACGAGGTCGCATAGAATGAGGCCGATGATGTTGTCCTCAATCGACGCCATGAGGTATTCACGGTCGCCCACGCGTTGCACAGGCCGTTGCTTTTGGTGAAGCAACGTCACGGAGTCAATGATGGACAGCACTTTGTTGATGTCACGTTGGTGTTGAGCGTTGCGGGCTGGGAAGAAGTCCACCATGAGCGGGGCGAAGATGTTGCGTATGCGGTATTGCTTGAGGTTGAGCATGGATGCTTGAAGCAAATCCACATCGGGGTGAACCAGCATCTCATCGGGGCGCGCTTTGGCTTGCAGGGCGTTGCCGACGACCGCCTCCACCTTGTCGCTGGTGGTGTCTGGGGTCATGAGCAGTTGACGTGTGATTTGCTCCGCCTCTCTGGGGTTGCGGGTGGTCAGCGTGATGAAGGACGGCTGGCCTTTGATGATGAAGTCCCGTGTTTCAATCTCCCCCGTGAGGTCGTTTTTGATGGGCGTTTTCCAGACCAACTCCTTATCGTCACCGCTCATCAGCGGCTTCATTTTGCGGATAAACGCCTCGGACTCATCCTTCTCAAGAATGACGATACAACGCCCGTCCACATGGACGATGAAGTTGCCGTCGTCGTCGATTTCATCGTAGTCGTATTTCAGAGCCTCACGTGATGCACCAGCCAGCACCATGCACATTGACTTCGGGAAGCCGTTGCGAGCGGTCAGTGTCATGTAGGTCTTGCCGCTTGCGGATTGGCCGACCATTTCCAGGTTGAGGGGTTGGTCGGTTTTGCATGAGAGCATAACCAAGAAGGTGAGCAGAAGGTTGGCATCATCACCAACAAACGGGACACCCCTTGACCCATGAAGCACCTCGTTCACGGAGTCAAGCAGGTGCTGATCGCCCAGAAAGTCAGTGATGATATTGGTGTCAATAGCCCCACGGCTGGACATCTTGCCGTTGTAGTCCTCCTTCTCAGCGACCCGTCGATCCACAATTGGCGCAGGCTCGTATTCACCGTCCCGCAAAGAAACGCCGACCTGCAACACGCCGACCTTGAACGTCTCCCGTTCATCCTCTGGGACTTTCATCGATTTGCACAGGCGGCTGATGCTATGCTGGCTGAGCAGGTTATACGTTCCGTGGGGTTTGTTGTCGTGCTCAACCATGAAGTCCATGCGGTTCTTTGAGGACTTCAAGAAGGCAAAGACGAGGTCGTAGCCGCCAACGCTGGCCTCGTATTTTGAAGCGGTTTCAGTGGATTGACGCACCACGATTTTCTCGGTCATGGGTTCACCCCAGACTGCCCACCCTCATCAAAGAAGCGTGACTGAAGTGGGGCTGGCCCTAAAGCCCAAAACACACCACACCCACCCTCGCCACATATCACGGCTTGGTTTGGATAGATGTCGCCAGGGGCAAGCATGAGCACCGTGAAGCGGCCTGTGCGTTGACAATTGGGGCAACGCTCCAACACCCCCACCCCAACGACATCGGCCATTCTGGACGGTTGCTGAGGGGTTGAGGGGGTCAATACCCTGCTCGGCGGCGAGTCAAACATAGACATCAAGACGCATGAGGCAGGTGCTTCTTTTTCAATTTTTCAACAACTGCCTGCTGACCCTTTGACAATGATCGTCCGCATTCCAGACGGCTGACCACGGACGTGACAAAGCCCTGCTCCCATTCGTTGAGGCGGTGTGTGTCAATTGAAAGCAATTCACGAGCCAACGGGTTGCTGGCCTCTCCGTCCTCCAACTTGACACGGGCTTCAATCTCTTCAACAAATCGAGCCATGCCGTGACGGATGGACGCTCGACCACGGTTGCGGATGTGGCGTTCAACACGCTGAACCATTCCCTGCTCCCACGAGTTGAGGGTCAAATCGTTGACGCTCTCGATCCAGCCGTCCGCTTCTTTTGCCCATTCATTTCTCATCTGGGCGACCTTGAGGGCGGTGGCGGCGTTCCTGGCTTGGCGTTCCTCCAACCTCCGCTGGTTGTCCGCTCTCCATGCGTTGTAGTCATCCTCGGCGGTCAGCATGAATTGAGCAAACTCAGCGTCAATTTTGGGACCAAGATAGCCGTATTTCACGATGCGGCTCATCACCTTTGCGTGTAGGGTCTTGAGGGCTTTGCGCTCTTTCATCATGGGCTCGTATTTGGCGAGGTCACGCATAGCGGTCGGGAAGCGGGACGCAAAGTCCTGACGGCGAAACTCAGTCTTGGCCTCGCCCATTTCACCTTTGAGGTAGTCCGCCTTTTCACGGGCGGTCATGATGTTGCCGTTCTTGTCCCGCACCTCAATGTAGCGGAGCACACACGTGTTGCCGATGTAAATGCTCTCACCGCTCTCGGTGTTCTCAAGGACGCAGTTTTCAACGATGGGCTCGTGGCCGCACAGTTGACACTTTTGGACTTCACCATACACAGAATGACGATAGACCCAATCGAGGGAGAACACGGCGTAGGGACGGATCGTCCCGTCGTCGTTGATAATGCGGCTAACTCTGGCGAGGTTGCGGATAATCCGACGCTCGTAGCCGCTGGCGTGGCCTTCAGACAGGGCGGCATAGAGAGCGTCGGGCAATTCACCGCGCCCTTCTTGAGCCTTCCATTTGCTCGCTTGACGGGCCAACAGTCCGCTCAATTTTCAAGCCTCCAGATATTCCCAATAGATGTACTCGTCCGTTTCAATGCGGATTTTCAAGTTGTGCTTATTGTCGTCCATGTTCAATTCTCCGTGAAAAGCATGGTGTCGATCTGGACTCTGGAATCGCAACCGAGAGAGCAAATGGCGGTCAAGGTTGGCAAATCGATTTCAAAGAAGGTTTTCTCACAAACGGGGCAAACCAAAATCGGGGCGGTCGGGTCGGCGGGCTTCAGGGCATGACGATGTGGCTCGTTCATGGCTGACCCGACACCCCCACCGCATATAAACCCCGCACCTTGTTTGCTTAAACCATTAAGCAATATGACGCTTCAACCAATTGGGCGGGTCGCTGATGTTGTCCCTGAACCAAGAGGGGAGGAGATGCCCGTTTTGGCGATAATACCGTTGCCATGAGCCGTCGAGAATGAAGATGTGTCCCACGTCATCGGGGCGGCGGTGAATACGTCCAGCACCCTGCACCAACTTCAGCGTCGTCTGGAGGTTATACCAGCGTTGACACGGCTTGGGGCATGAGAAGGACGAGCACAGCCCGTTGCTATATTTGTTTGGCGGTTCATACGGACAGGCTGGCGACCCCTCATTCTCCCGCCTCCATTCATGCTCGTCTTGTTCCATGCGCTGGGCAATTTGCGGATCGGGCGTGAAAAGGTAGGGTATTTTGCTCAATACGAGCCAATGAGCCAGATCGCCCGCAAAGTCAAACCCTTCACCAACGTAGGTGGAGATGAGAACCTCGCCTGATTTCCCCGACTTCATGAACCTATCAAGCACCAAGTCCCGCGCCCGTCCGTCTGAATCATGGGTCAAGACACGGTCGCCCAATCCCTCAGCCTTGAGTCCTTCAACGATTTCCTTTCGTATGGCGTGGGTGTGGGGCAACACAACCCCTCGACGTTCAGGCCACTTCCGCATGATGGCGGCAATCGCCTTGACTTGACGGGGGATGCTATGCTTGCGTTTAGCCCACGACATAGGGCCGCAGGGCGCGTAGTGGATGTTGAAATTGGTCTGCGGGAACGGGGACTTCGTGATGCAAATGAACAGGGTCTTTTGGTGCTCCAACCCCAGGGACTTGAGGTAGGTGTCAATGTCAAGAATCGTCGCTGAGAGCATGATGCGCTGGCGGGATATTTGCTCCAGACGTTCACCAGCAAATTGGCTGACCCGCACAGGCTTGCCCGTCAAACTCCGCCCAGAGCGGTCGCTCTCTTGAGTCATCACCATGTCATTGGGTTTGCCCAGCAACGTCAGCATCATCGAGCACCTTTGGGCGATTCCATTGAACGCCTCTTCAGCCTGTTCGTTCCGCTCTTTCTTTGCTTCATCACGGCTCTTGATAGCACCGTCCAGCAACTCTTGAACAGGCTCTTCCCAATCCTTTGGGACGTGGATGAAGGGCATGGACTTTGGACCATAGACGGCGGTGAAGTCCGCCTCGGTTAGTTTGACTTCAAGCAACCCCATGAAGAACGGCTCCAGGTTGTGTGCTTCATCGATGATAGCAAAGTCACGCTGACCCCAGCCCTCGTCAAATTGGATAGCCCTGAAGAGGTAGGCGGGGTTGCTCAACGTTATGCGAGCGTCTTGACCAGCCCACTTTTGCTCATAATACGGGCAGGGGTCGTCCTCGTCCTTCTTTGCGTGGGGACACGTCTTGCCGTTCTTGTAGCAGGGGGCGTTGTGTGCCGATCCGCTCTGAATCCAGCATGGGAAGTTGCTACGCCCCCGAACCTCTTCCACGACGTGTCCGTAGTCCCGTTTGTATTGCTCAGTCAGCCCCAGCGTGGGGGTCAAGAGGTAGGCTGATTGAAACTGAGACTGGAGGGTCATGGCCACGGCGGATTTGCCGATTCCCGTGGGTGCTTCGATCACGATGTTGTCAAAGTTGTCATTCTTCAACGCCCACCACGCCACGCTCAAAGCGTCGTCTTGATATTTGCGGGGGGCTGGCATTGGGAAGTGTGGCTGGATATCGTCCCATTCATTTGGGAGCGTAGCCTTTGACGGTATGTTGATACGGACGACCGCCATGCCTTGAGGTGGTCATCCCACCCTTTTCACAGGTTGCACTCGATTGTGTAGCCGCTGGGTGTCCAGAGAGGTATCTCCTCGTCGTTGAGGTGATATTCAACCATGCCCTGGGCGTGTTGGATGGCGTAAGACTTCGTGGCGGGGAGGGTTTGACCCTGCCGCACTTGGCCGATGAAATCCTGATCGTCGCCAAAGGCGATGAGGTTGCCCTTCAGGTCATAGATTTCAACGATAAACCCGTAGCCCTCCATCCCCCCGTTCTTGTAAACGGTGTAGTGGTGGACGCAGTCGGCAAACTTGATGCGGGCGTAGGACATACCGCCACGGGGCGTTTTGGTGGTCGTCAGGTGGTAGGACTTCTCACCGTGAATACCGATGGGGGTCATGTTTCCTCAGTCCTCCATCAGATCGTGAACAAAGACATCACGGTGAAAGACGCTCCAACGGTTGAACAATGTCCAGCACTTGTCAATTCTGATGTAGGACAGGTCATGCCATGCTCCGTATTTGTCCGTCAAACGTGACATAAACTCATCGAGGATATTGGCATCGGTGTTTTCATCACTGTAGCCAAACAAAATATGCCCATCTTCACCTGGCTCAAACGCCATGACGGTGTGTTCTTTCTTCAATATCCGCTTGAACCATGTGGCTTTGCTCATGTTAATTCCTCAGGCGTTGTTGAAAATGTGCCAAACTTGAATGTTGGCATCGGTGATGGTGTCCTCACTGTAGCAAGAAGCCCAGCCCAATTCACCGCAGGCTTGCAGGCTCTTGATGACCTCGGCAAAGGTCGTGACGGTGTGACTGTAGGCCATGTTTGGCTCTGGGCTGGCTGGGGTTGGGCTGAATTGGTGTCGGCTCATACCCCGACCAGCAGGTTCTCCTTTATCAATGGTTTGCTATATCAAAAAGGAAAACCAAACAATGATGGCAACATACCCCTACATGAACACATATACAGTTTGACGATGGTGTGTGTGTCTCAGCACAGGCTCAGGTAGCATTCTTTCGGCTGGGTGTGGCGTAGCCACACCCAATGATGCACATTAAACCTGCGCTATATCAAAAGAACGGGGGGATTCAAAGGCTGACATCGCTGGCGAGCCTAATCGACGAGAGCAAGTCTTGTGAAGGACGACCGACGACCAGCGTCATTTCAACCAATGAAGGTGACAGATTCCACCGCACGTCAAAGACCCTAAACCGTCCAGAGAGGGCGGAGGATGAAGTCGCAAACTCAATGATGTCGCCAGGCTCAATGTCCAGCCTTTCGGGTCTGCCGACGACCGTCCACCTTGACTTTTGAGCACCCTGCGACTGGAGGTATTGCTCGCCCAACAACCGAGCCTGCTGGGTTTGGGTGATGGACTTGTCCCGCACGATCCGCACTACGGGGCGGGAAGGATAGCGGGAGTCGGTGGTGTCTGGGACGCTGACGCTGATGCCAGCCTCCTCGTTGATGATTTGCACCACGTTGAAACCTTGAACGTCTCCGTCCTCCCGTGAAACCGAAGAGGGGTAGAAGTCTTGAGGCGTTCCCGTTCTGGGCAGTGCTCCACCGTTCAGCGGGTGGTTGTCAGCGTCGTCGATTTCCTTGAGCAACCGCAGATGCAACACACCGTGGCGGTCGGCGTAAATCCTCGCAAACGTTGGGGTGGCGTTCACCAACGACAGAATCGTTTGGATCGCCGCCAACCTTGAGCGGTTGGATAGGTCAAGCCCCTGCGGGACGACAAAGTTGGTCGTGTTTGTCATGTTGCCGATGGGTGGGTTGTAGGTTGAGTTGGCGGCGATGTCCTTGATGATTGAAGCGGCGTCGCTTTGATAATACGCTGGGGAGGTTGTCAAGACCTCCCTGGACAAATAGCCCAGCGTGTCCGTTGCGGTGAACGTCAAAGTGTCCGACCCTTCTCGGATTGATGAAACAAACCCCGTGAACACCAGCGGGGGATTAGCCCAAAGACGGGCTGAGGCAAACACCTGAACAACATCGCCCTCCCTGATCGCTCCAGAACGTCTGCCAGCGACGTTATTGACCTCAATATCAAACACTGATGGAGCGTTCATCCGCACGTTAGCCCGTATGTTCTTGATGCCATGAAGCGGGTGCAGTCCGTTGATGACAACCAAAGAGGCACGAGGTGTGGCTTCATCGACGGCGACGGGACCGTAAATGTTGCGATATCCCACACGGCGGGAACGTGCAAACATAACCTTGTGCGCCCATCCGTTGCGGAGTCCGCCCAGCATCAGCCTCTTTGGTCGGTTGGTGTATTGCAGACCCTCTGGATTCCAGCCACCGTTGCTGAAGCCCAACTCGCCCAGGTTGAACGTGGGCTGGGGCAACACGGCGGACGGATAAGCCCCCTCGGTTGGTCCCGTGGTGAAAGCAAAGCCCCCACGTGGGCCACCCCCACGTCGAGCGGTGATGTCGTATTGGTCGGGGAAGCCCGACTCCGAGAGGAGGTGATAACCAAAGCCGAGGGCGGCGTTGGGGAGCGTTCCGTGAAGGTGTGGGTCAAACGGGCGCGGCGTGGACAGGCTCGTGTAGCATCCCGTATACAGGCGGTCGTTTGTGATCGTGCCGCCTAAGTCGGAGGGGTAGGGTATCAAGTCCAAACCCCAGTGGGCTGGATAATGGGTGGGGCGTTGGATGGTTTCCTTCTCGGCGTGTCCAGCCTCAATCGTTGGAGCACCCCCAGCGGCTTGAACGGAGTCCACCCAGACGGATGAAGCCCAGCGAGCGATGGCGGTTCTGGGGCGGCGTGGGTCGCTCCCCAGCCGCTCGATTTCATCCAGCAGGGGTTGGGGTGGGGTTATCACCAATTCGTCGCCCACAGGACTACGCACAAGGCGTTGAAAACGCTCAAGGGCATCATCCATACCCAGAACAACAGTCGGGCGGTTTAAGCGTGTTTCTGCGTTCAACAAATGAACGTCAGATCGTCGGCGGAGGTTGAGGAAACCCATTCCCTGCACACATCGTCGACGCTCTTAGCCCAATAGCGGCTACCAACAAACAACACGCCGTCGTCGTTGTGAAAGAAGTGAACCCCAGACAATTTGGAAAAGTCTGCGAGGGTCTTGATTTGCGTTTTCACTTTGGAGGGGGCAACCCAAAAGTCCGAGCGGCTGGTTGAGAATCCACCGCCGATGCTGGCCTTTGCGTAGCCCTTGATGCCTGCGTAGATGTAGGCGAGCAAATAGGAATTCCAGTCGTATTCACCGCCGAGGCGGATGGTGTATCGGCGGTCGTAGTTTCTGGTGTCGTTGGCACTTGACTTGACGATGACAACCTTCGTGTCGGCGGTTGGCAGGTCGGGGGTGATAATTGGCTGGCTCATGTTTAGGGCTAAGGGGCGACCCCTTATCAATGCTTCGCTATCTCAATTCTTTAAACGCCCGAAGGATAGCCTGGAATGCCCTGCCCAACGTCGCCGCCGAATTGGAAGGACACGCCACCCACGCTGGGCATGAACAAGCGTGAACCCTCATGCGGGGTGACCATCCACGACTGCTCGTTGGTCAGCCAGATGAGGTCTAACTCGTTGGTGTTGAATCCCCACCAGCGTTGATACCGCAACTGCGGGGCAAAGTGGGTGAAGTCCTCCTCGCCCGATCCCGTTTGAGCCGAGCCAATGGGTTGCCAGCCCAACGTTGCGTCGTATTGGAGGGAAGGAACGGACAACCACCGCATATTCAACGAGCGGATGACCCAATCGTCGGCTGAAGGGTTCTGGTCAAACTCAATCGACGGCAACCAAAGGTGCATGAAATGGCTGAACGGGGCTGGGCTGGCGGGCGCGTTATACGTTCCCCCGTCCGACCAATCTGGGGTGGTGCTTTGCTCCGCATACCCTCCAGCATACATGGCGGTTGCGGCATCCTCCGTATCTGGGACGGCAGGCCATTGAAGAGGGGCAATACCGCTCTCCGTTCCTCCGTCTGCGTCACGGAACGTTGCCCCAACCCGCCCTGCGTCCTCGCCCGTCAAGAGGAAACCGAGAATGATGTGCAACTCTCCGCTCCCGTTGGTGGTCAGCACGATGTCACGGTATTTTGGGTCAAGGTAGCGGGTTTCAGTTGTGCCGTCATAAACGGGGGCTTTGAGCAACACACGGGTCACGCCCAGGCCGTTGGTGCTGGTATATTGGTCGGCGGGCTGGGTTTTGCCGTCAAAGTGGGTCAGGTATGTTTGTCGAGAGGCGTAGGACTGTGTAGGCGTTCCCCCAGAGGTTGCATCGTCAAGGGTGGCGACCACGATCACACGGTCGGCCTCATCAATGATAGCGTCATAGAAGTGGACGTGGTTCGCCCCTTGCCCACTGTTGTTTGAATCTGGGCCAAGTCCTACAACGTGGCATGCGTTGTTGCTGAAGTCAAACCCACCAGCGGAAGTCCCCGTCGTCCCGCCTGACGTTTGCCCGTAGTTGACATACACGGCTGAATATCGTCGGTTTGCGGTTGTGAACGTGGGCGATGCTCCACGATAGAAAACAACGGGCGTGTCGTCACTACGCAGGCAAACTTTGGGACTGTCAATGTCTTGCACTGCGTGTCTTGACGATGTGCTGATGTTTGCGTCGGGTATGGTTTGCTGGATCGTAGCCATAGAATACGAGGCGGTCTGCCAGCGTCCATCATTGGGGCTACCTGCGGGGGTGTCCGTTTGCGTGTAGTCTGGGAACGTAGTGTCGCTGGGTTGTTTGATAGTGTAAAGCACACGCCCCACACCGCGCCCAGCGTATGTCGTGCTATCCGTGGAGGCATCATTCCAGACCTGTTGACAAACGAGGTGCAGGCGGTCTTGAGAATCACAAACCAAAGACGGCTGGCGGAAATCGTAGGCTGAACCTGCGGCGGCTGGAGTTGAAACGTCCAGGGACGTTTGGATGATTATTGGCGTGTGTATAGTCCAGTCCCAATCATAGACAGCCTCTGGATTTGCACCCACTTGCACCCTCTCGGCTTTGTGATAATACAGGCGGTGCGACCGTTCCGTTCCCGTGTCCGATGGGTCAGCGTGAACCTCAATGACGGCGTGTATCGTCCCTTTGCTATCTGAACAAAACGCCGCCCCGTGTAGTCTGGCGTTGTTGCCCAGCGTTGACAAATCTGGGCCGCATTGGTCTTTGCCCTCGTATTCGTAGGTGTCTGGGCTTCCCGACTTCAACGCTTTGCCGTTCCAAAAGAGGTCGCCGTGTAGCGGCTTCTTGAAGTGCGTCCAAAACGGATCGGTGCTGGTCGTTGCACCCCTACGGATGAAGAACGTGTGAAGCGTTCCGTCTGGCGTTCTGACGCTTCGTTGCCCTTTGCCCAGCCCTTGAACGTCCGAGCCTCCCGCCAACGTGCTGGTGCTTTGGGGCGTGTTGGTTGCTATCTCGTTGCGGTGTTGGGTTGCTTTGGTTGATTTTGCATCGGTCACGCCCAACGTTTGAGCGGACACAATAGAGCCTGAGTCCCACATGGGCTTTGTCGATTTGCTGATATGCACATCAACGCTGGAGAGCAATTGCTCGGACACGGCCAAAGAGTCAAGCAGGCTGAGCCTGTCCACGGTCTTGAGCATGGCGGGAACGTAGCGGCTCGTTTCAATCATGGCGAGGTCGTAGTCCGTGTTGGGGAGAAGAGGAATCGCCCCAGCGTGGAAGTGCTCGGTTGGGTGGTCAGCCCAAAAGGAATAGAGCGGATCGCCGCTGACGGACGGGCCGTGAATGCGTTCAAAGTCAAACAACCCATCGACGCCCGCCCCCTCGTAGGTATTGGGACCAGCCCACAGGTTGGTTCTCAAGAACCACTGCCCCAGCGTTTGCCTTGAACCTCCAGGAACGTCCGTGACACCCACGGCAAAGCCCGTGTTCAAAGCCGCCGCCCCTTGAAGGGCGAGGGTGTCTGTGCGGTGAAACGGCGTTTCAACCTCAAGGTCAATGGAGTTGGACATCCCAGCCCTTGCCCGCACTTGGACTTGTCCTGGGGCTAAGAGTTGGAGGGGTATGTCATAGCCCACGCCCGCATGAACCTGCTTCCACACTTTGTCAACTTTGTAGGGGTGGTTGGTCTTTGATACCCCGTAGTGAAGCGGGCCGTGATACGACCACGCCGCCAACGGGCCACGCATTGAGCCTATGCTGGCGTTCTCCGTTTGAACGGGGTCAATCTTGAGGTCGGGTGAAATCCCCAGCGGATCGGAGAACACAAAGCGCATGGGGGTGGCTGGCGGAGTTGTTGACGTGTAGGTTCTCGTCACGATGTTGGTCACTGGATTGCCCGTTGTGTTTTGGTCGGTTTCGGTGAAGAACGGCAACTCAACGAGCGTCTGCCAATCTGGGGCGGAGATGGGTGAAAGACCCACCAACACCAAGTCCTCGGCATTGACAAACGGGGCGGGCGGGGTGACGGTGTAGTCCACCCCGTTGATACGATACCCGCTAAACTCCCAACCAACGGTCACGCCGCTCAAATCCCATGTGAAACTCGGTGTCTCCGTCGAGAACGTAGTGCCGTGAATGCCGCCAAACTCCGCCCACTTTGCTTTGGTGGCTGAGTCCGAGAAGAAGTCCGAGCCGTCTCCGTAGCCCACGGGGTCAAAGAGTCCAGCGGGGAATGACCAGCCAGACCAGCCCAACTCTTGATGGGGGTTTGCCCCAGCACCAAAGTCTGCAAACCCAACGGTGGTCGGGACGAAGCGGGTTCGTTCAAGGTATTGAGTCCGCTCAGTGAACCAAGAATCGATGGGCGTGGTTCGGGAATTGACGTTCTCGAGGGCGTTTATTGAGGTCTGTATGAGCGGGAAGCCATGCCTGATCGCGCCCGCCGTGTCAAGGAATGGAAGGCTAATCGGGAGATGTGCGCTGGACGTGCGGCTCTCTGGGTATGTTCCGTAGGTCAGCGGGATTGCACGTTGCCCGCTTTCTTCATACCACCAAGCAATACGAGCACCCGACCACCATCCTCTATCGTCAGTCCATGTTTGAGTCGCCAACGTTTCTCGGTTGCCGTCGCCCGTTGCGACCTCTTCGTAGGTGATTTCAAACGGCTGATACCGCCTGGGGATTTTGCCCTGCTCCGCTTTCACGGGAGTCCAAAGAAGGATGACGGAGCGGGCGTGTGTGTCTGCTATCACTTTTGACCACGACGGATAATCACCAAACGCATCGCCAGTCGGCGTTGAGCCGCTCGAGCCAGAAGTGGGTGACGGAGCGTCGCCCGTGATGGCCTCTCCGCTGATTGGGTCAAGGTATGTCCCAACGGGCAAATCGCCCGCCGCCGTTGAAATGGGAACGCATTGACCGTCCGAGAGGAAATATCCAGGAGGACACGTTGTCCGCCCGATGTCGGGGTTGGGTGGATAACCAACGTCGCTGGTCGGGTATTCATCGACCGACCCGATGTAGTCCCTGTGGACGGCGACCATCTCCATTGACCCGTCCTCCATGATACGCAGGCTGGAGCAGTGCAACGTTGGGTGCTGGGCGTTGGGGAACGTAGTGACCCCCTTATCCTCCCTGCCGAGGTATCGCATTTGCTCAATTTGAGGGAACACCCAATCGTGAATGTTCCACCCTCCCCAATTCAACAACTGCTGGTCGCTGATAGTGAACCCAGTGCGCAGGGCGGTATTGAAATCTGTATCGCCTTGAACGTAGCCCGCATATGCGGATGAAAGCGCATTGTGCAGTGGGTTGTCCGTCTTGGTCGTGTCTTTGGTGTTGGGATGATACGGATCGGTGTGCGGCGTGTAGCGGAACACCAGCAACTCTTGACCTGGAGGCATGGCGGCAGTCGCCGTTCCGTTGGGCCAGATTTGACCCCGCCCCCAGACTTTGCCGAAGTGCGGCTGGCCGTCCTTTGTCGATTCCACGCCGAGGTCGGATGAATGAAGGGTGTCAGCGGCAACAAACAACTCGCCACCAAAAGCGGCGGCATCAAAGAGGTGACCAACTCCGCCCCGTTGATAAAATCCGCCAGCCTCAACCGCCCCACACAGGCGTGGCACTTTAGCAAAATCTCGGCTCGCCAATGGCCTGAAGGGGGTGACTTGATGCAAACCCCAACCCATATCGCAACGGTCGTCGGCGGTGATAGCGGAGTGCCGTGGCATGACGCTTGATAGGCAGTCGGCATCGGGGATGAATGTCCCAGACGGTGCTTCTCCAGGCACAAAGAAAACCTGTTCCAACGTGTCGGGGTTGATTCTGAATATGGCGTGATATATCACCGCGCCCGTTTCGCTGAAATCAGCATCGGTGTGCAGGCGTTTGGGGTTGGGGTTGTTGCGTGTTGTTGGGTCGCCATACGCATCGTCGGTTGCATCAAGGTTGGACTTCATCACTTGGTTGGTTCTGGGGGCAACCGAGACGAGAACGTGATAATCGACGATGGGCTTCTTGAACGTCAAGTCGCCAGCCAATGGATGAGTCGCCAACTTAGCATCCCCAGGAGAGACGGACACGTCCGTGTAGCCAATCACGCTCGGCACGATCCGCACCCGTGTTGGGATTTGTTCAGCCAAAAATGCGGAGTTGATGCTGGAGGTTTTGCCCCAATTATCCCCGCCCGTGGCGGATTCTCCCAGAATAGCATCGGCTTTGCCGTTGGTCACGCCCGTCAAACCCCCGCCCGTCAGCCACGTTCCGCCCTCAACGATGTTCGGGTGGGCGTTGCCTACGGTTGCCCGTTGTTTGCGAAGAACCGAGAACGTTGAGAGGTTGGCTTCTTCTGATGATGAAAACGACCCGTCTTGACGATCTGCTCGTGTCTTAAGAGCCGCCATCATGGGCTGAACGTGTGAGCCGTCCGTTCCGTATTTCATGTAGGGCAAATGCCCGTCCGAACCGTTGATGACGCTCGCCCGCCCGTTTCTGCGGAGGGATTCACCGCTATGGACTTCTATGTTCAGCCCAGCGTAGGTCAACTCGTCAGTCTTTGAAACTTCACCCGAAGCCGCCCCGTCAGGGTTTGCGTCTTTGGCGATGCTGAAGAACGCCGTGGCCGTGAACACGCCCTCGTAGCCAATCAGCCCACATGAGTCAGCGACGACGTGGTTTCCTAAATCGACGCGCCCCACGGGGCTTGGTCCCGTGATACCCGTGGGCGTTCCCGTGTTGAAGGAGTCACGCACGATCAGGTGTTGAATCGTGGACGAGCCGAGCAAATCCTCAGCGGTTGTGTAGGTGTCATGGGGGCAACCGTCTGGGGATGAAATGCTGGCCCCGCTCGCCAGCACACGTTGGCGGACTCCCAGATTCAAAGACCAATGACAGGATTCTGTCGCCAATGAACCGTCGTCCTCCGTGAAGCCGTGGAGGGCGGTTTCTTCAACGGATGAAGAACCGAGAACGGTGAGGTAGGCTGAGTTGTGATTGTCACCCCAATTTGACCCCAGCCCGTTGCTGGGTAGGTCAACTTTGGAGAAGTGCGTGATCGCCGTGACCCGTCCGCCGTTGTAAAACCGCTGGTCGGTGCAGTCCTCCGTTCCCGTAGCAACCAAAGAGCCGACCGCAAAGTCCGCCGCATACACAAACGTGCCGTGAGCATCTCGGTCGGTTTGCCACGTGTAGTTGCCTGGACGGGCGGAGGTATAGAGCCGTGTAGGGTGGCTAACGTAGCGTCCCGCATCGCTCAACGTCCAAGTGGCGTAGGGGTAGGAGTTGGTCAGCGTGGCGGCATCATATCTGGAACGGCTCAAGTCTTGAACGGCCTGCCCAAACTCCAGTGAGCCATATTCAGCATTGAACGCAGGGGGCGCGGTGTTGAGCGTGATGCCGTCAAACCGTCCGTTATAGTTGTCAACATTGTCGCTGGGTTCTTCATCGAGCGGATTTATGCGCTGGGTCACAACCGCCGCTCTCGGCACTTTGCGTGATGGATTAACGAGCGTCCCCGATCCGCTGGCGGTGGAGAGCCACAGGTTGTCGTCAATGACCGAGAAACCGTCCGTGTCGCCCGTGAATGTGTCATCCTTTGAGTCGGAGAGCACGAGGGTCAAGGGAAGGCCACGAGCCCCCACGGGAGGCGACAAATTGATGCGGGAAGCATCAACACCGCTCGTAGGGTTGACCGTCATCGGTGACGGTCAGTGCTCGTGGGTTTTGACGCTTTGGGCGGCTTCAAGCCGTGATGACGAACCATGCTTCGGTCATGTGGGCTCGCTGGCGGAGCGTTCCGTAGTCGTAGGTGGCGTAGCCCAGAGGGGAAACGTCGTCGAGGGAAAGGCCGTAGTTTTCTGGGTTCATGGCCGCTTCAACGGTTGGGGCGTATTCGGTGTTCCATGTGCGGCGGATAACGCGGTCGGGGTTGCTTCGGGCGATGTTTTTGCAGGCGGTGGGGTTGAGGGGTTGGCTCATGGTTAGCCATAGGGGAGGGGGTATATCAATGCTTCCCTTATCTCAATGGTTTAAGGGTATGAAACGGGGATTTGAACAACCGCCGACCACAGTTGGCGGATTCTCCAGGCCGCATAGCAAAGAGCGGTGAACCACCACGCAACCTGCAAACCAACGAGCACCCAAAACCCGTCAAGCACCGAGCCCAGCCTCCCGTATGAAGGTCGCACTGTAGGGCGTTTGCCCGTGTTGTCCGCCCGCCCGTTGATAATCAAAGGAGGTCATGCGCCCCACGAAGGTTTTGCCCGTTGGCGTTCCCGCATAGTTGACGCTCTCCCATTCAAACTCAACAAGAGCACCGCTTTGAAGCAACTCTTCCATGAAATCAATGTCGGCGTTGGCGGTTTCCTTGAGGAATTGACCCTGCAAAACAAACTCGTCGGAACGTGAGCCCGTGTCCGACACCTCTGGGTATATTGCATCCAATATCGGGGAGATTGACAACGTGCTGGATCGTCGCCGCTGGAACGATGACGGTTTGGTGTTGAGCGTCAAAGGCACAACCAATGTGGCGGGCAACACCTTCACCACGACCGAGCCCGTGTTTGATGTGTTGGTGTTGGAGTCCGTGACAACCAGCGTCGCTTGATATTCCCCTGCGGCGGCGTATGTGTGGGTCGTCGATGAAGATGAGCCGCTGACGTTGCTTGAGCCATCCCCAAAGGAAAACTCGTAGTCGGTCAAAGTCACACCCGCTTCGGGACTGTATGAGTCAGCCCCCGTGAAGCTGTTCGCTGTGCCAGCCCGAACCAGAGCGGGCAAACCACGCAACACGGCGACGGTGTTGGTGGCCGCAACAACAACCGAGAGGGCTGAAGAAGCCGCCGACACGTTGCCGCTGTCGTCTTTGACCGTGACCGTGACAGAATACGTCCCAGAAGTGATGTAGGCGTGGGAGATATCGTAGGTTGCCGTTGTCAGGGTTTGGTCTGCAAAGTTGATGAAGTCCGTGACCGTTCCGTCTCCGAAGTCAAACTTCACCTGGCTAATGGTTCGGTCGGAGTCCGTGGTCGTTCCCGTTCCTCTAAACGAGAGGATGTGGCCGACCTTTGTGTCAATTGGTGAAGAAAGGTCGCCGTTGAACGTGTTGCTGACACAAGCGACGCTGGCGGTTGGGGCGATGTCGTATTCTATGGTCCACGAGCGGATAATTGGGGTGGCGTTCCAATTAATCGGGTGCAGGCTCGTTTGCGTGGTGTCGGGGACATAGAAGTTGAAGCGGACTTGAAACCCGTTGCTGACGATGGAGGATGGCAACCCCGTCAAGTCAGCCGTCCCGATCCCGCCAACAAATACGAGGTCTATGTCCTCAAACCCAGACACAACCGCCCCCGCTTCTCCAGCAATTGTGCTGGTCGTTCCGACTTCGTGAATCGAGGCCGTGACGTTCATTCCCGTTGCGGTGCTGATGTTGTCGGCTTCAACAACAAGGCTGGTGTATCTGGCGATGCCTGAAATGTCCACCTCGGTTGTGTCAACGGTGAAGGGAAGCATGGATGGGGACGGGATTTGCCGCATCGTCAGGGCGTCGATTTGAAGGTCGTCGTGCCTGCTTTGGCGGGCAACTTTGTCGGGCTTCTCCGACGATCTGGATTGAAGGTCGGCCTCCTCGGTCAGTGAAATCAAGTCAGCGACGTTGATTGTCAAACCCCAAACGGTGCTGGGGGCGTTTGCGTCAGTGCCTTGAACAGAACCATTCACCACCAATGTTTGCCCAGCCTCATTGAAGAACGTCCGAATCGTTTGCATTCCTCCGCCTATGGTGGCCGCTTTGCCCGTTGCGTTGCCCAGCATACCAAACCCGCTGGTGAAGCCGTCCACAGGCCACGAGTCGGCGTTGTTCCATTGGTCTGCATCCATGAACCCGCTGTCTTTGAAATGATAAACGACTGCTCGGTCTGAAGAATGTGTGGGGTATTGTTGGTTTAATGTTGTCAAATAGCCGAGAGCGATGCCTACGTTGCCCGTGTTGTTGGCTCGATCCATCACGCCAGCCCCGTCCCATGTTGTCAAGAAGCCAGACCCATAGTCGGCATGAGCGTCTTTGTTGAGCATGGCGTGTCTGCCAAACCGAGGGTGCGTCCCGCCCGTGTCAAACTCCATGATGAATAGGCGGTCTTGAACATCTGGAATAACCGCCCGAACCTCTAAGTCAAGAGCAACGGGAGAGCAGGCGACCTCCATCGTTCCGTAGTCAGTGGTTTCATTTGCCGACAAAGACCCACCATAGCCCAAACGTGTGCCGCACCGTTCATGGGCTGGCCACGGGCGGTTTCGTCCATACGTCCATGTCCCAGACACCCCCACGGGCTTTGTGTAGTCCCATGCGTGGTTGCCCGTCACATGGTCGATTGACGACCATATTGGAGTCCACAGACCTTTGCTGGCCCATTGTGTCGGCAACGCCCCCTCGTCAAGACTGAGAAACTCGTCCACCTCATTGATGATTGAGCCAGAGACGGAGGTGGAGAACCGTGTGAGGTATGTGGCGGCAAGCCCCCAACCCAACGGCGGAGGAATACGCAACACACCTCCGCCAACGTTGCTACGTGTGGGGGATGATGCAAACTGAGAGTCGCTGGCTGAAAGAATCCGTAGGTCTCGCAAGGCGTAGCGTGAAGGATTGGTGAAAGAGCCTTCCACTTTGTTGTCAAGGTATGCGTGAACAATACGTCCAGGGGCGGTGATTTTGGAGTTGGCGATTTGCGGTGCTGGGGAGAATCCAGGCTGGTCAACACCCGCCGCCAGCGTTCCAATGCCCACTCCCGTTGACTCATCAAAGAAGGGGTTTTGAATAGAAAGCGAGCCGCTCAAAATCCCTTGAGCGATCCACGCATTGTCGCCTGGCTTGTAGGCAGACTCGGTTGTGCGTGTGCCTTGAACCCATATCGTCAACTTTTGGAGGTAGGCCATAGTTGCCGCTGGGTAGTCGGTTGTGATAGTGTTCAGGTCTGTTGAACCGATGTCGGTCACTTCATTGACACACCACCAGCCATTCATATCACGTGTTCCCGCATTGTAGGAAACGCCATAGCCAGCCTCATCACCCGCCTCCCATTCATCCGTATCGGTTGCACCTGTGCCAGCGTCGCCCGTCATGCCGCTGAGATACACCATCGTTGTCCCTTCATCGATTTGATACGCCGAGGCGGGTTCAATGAACGGGTCTGGGTATTCAATCCAAACCACCAAGTGCCTGCCTTGACTCCCCGAAGGAGCATTTTCAACGGCCACGGCACGGATCGGTGCTCGCTTTGGATTGGGGCGAACCAATTCACTGCGGGGTTGTTCATCCTCGGCCCACGTGGTTTGAAGGTCAGACCATTTTTTGAACGTTCCTTCAACCACGCTGAAGTCAAAGTTTGCACCTTGACCAGCGGGGCATAATGGCCCCTGCACGAAGTCAAAGAGCGGATAGATTTGAGCCGAGCGGTCATTCTCATATTGTCCGTAGCCAGAGCCGACAAACGTTCCCTCGGCGGTGCTATCGCCGTCGCTCCCGTAGCCGTTATCTCCGTCCCAGACGGCGTAGACCGTGGATGATACCGTCCCGCCAATGTAGCGGCTGGAATCGTAGGTGTAGGGGATGAGAACCCCATCGTTGAGGGAATACGTGCCATCCTTCAAGAAGCAAGCCAACGCCATGCGGGTTCGGTATTTTGGCCCGATGGAGGCGGTGCTGTCGCTCGATTGGTCGTTGTTGGCGTATTTGGCTCGGACAGTTGGGTCGGGTTGCAGTTTGCGGTTGCCTGCAAATTGAGGGCCGAGCACGTGGTCGCCGCTTTTGCCGACGATTTTGTATTTCACGCTGGCGGCTTGATTGATAGGGTCGGCGTTGTAGCGTGTCAAAGCGGTGGAGTCAAACCCGCCCCCAGCCGCTTCATTGAGCACCGAGATGTGCATGGAGTTGCCTGTGCATTCTTTGGACAGTTGGTTGTTGTCAAGAAGCATCGGCATGAACACCGTCGCCCTGTAGGGTGAAGTGGTCGGGAACGGGTCATCGTTGGCTGAATCAACACGGGGGTCGTCGGTGATGGCTGGGTTGGCTGAGGCGGCTGAAACCGTCCGCCCGATCAGACCGTGAGGTAGCCACGATGGTTTGTCAGCGTCGGACTCCCCAACGTGTCGGTAGGTGTCAATCATCTCGACAAACTCCTGAAGGGTCATGAACACGGGATACGGGCCGCTGGTGTCCGTGAAGTTTTCAATGTCCAACGCTCGCCCCGTGGTCAGCGTTCCCAGGGCGGTTGAGTTGTCTTTGCGTTCTGATGATGGGGCAACGAGGCAAAACTCCGTGATCGTGCCATCGGCGTGGGTGATACGGCAACGGGGGTCAAAAGACCCGCTTCGCAAAATCTGGATCGTCGGCTCAGTCCCAGCAACGTCAGTGCCGTCGTCGTTGATGGCTTCAACCCGAACCCCTGGCGTGTTGGCCTCATCATTTAACCCCGTCCCGTCATCCTCTGGGGTGTTTGGTCCAAACGTGGAGCGGAACAACACGGGGTCAACGGACAACCCGCCGATGCCATCGTTCTTGATGAAGGCTGGAAACCACCTCTGCAACTCAGCGAGGTCATTCTTGACACGGCTGAAGGGCTTGGTGAACGTGTGCTTCTCCGAAGCCATCAAATCGCCCCCCGTGTTTGGTTCAAAGAAGCCTGCCGCAGGGCTATCGGCAATTGCTCCTCCATGATTTGCCGAACCTGTTGCGGGTTTATTTGGTTGCCCGCTCCGATGTGAATACCTCCCTGGATCGTTATCGAGGGGGCGTTATTGGACTCAATACCCCCCAACAGGTTCTCACGTTGGGAACGCTTTTGCGGCGAAAGCGGGATAATCAACTCAGGGCCAGCCTCTCCGACCATACCGAGAGTGGGTTCAAGCACCAGCCCGCCATCCTCAAAGAATGAAGTGGCCAGCCCAATGCCGCCACCGATCAGGCCACCTGCAACCGTTCCGACTCCAGGGATGATTGAACCAATCGCCGCGCCCGCCGCCGCCCCTTGAAGTGTGTTGCCCGTGACGTTCTTTGCTCCAACGTCAGCCCCCGCATCATCAATCTTCTCGGTCAAGCCCAGAGCACCGAGCAACGCTTCGGCTATGCGGACAACGGGAGTCAACACCTTGAACAACGCCAAGAAGCCATCAATTAAACCGCCGAGGAATCCACTGAAGTCGCCCTCAAGCAAAGCCAAAATAGCGGATGAGAAGCCAGACAACATTTCAAGGAACGGCTGGAAATAAACCATGATACCTTGAATGACCTTGCCCAACAGAATGATGACAGGGACCAACGTCTTGAAGTTGTCAACCCCCGTCATAACCAACGGGAGCAACCCTTCAAACAAGGGTATCATTTGGTCGCCCATCTCTTGAGCAATCTCGGCAAAGACGGGGATGAGCGGTTTCATGTTCTCAATAAACTCCATCGCCGCTGGGACCATGTCCTCAAGAAGCATGAGAGCAAAGGGCGCACCCACGTCCAACATAAAGTCCTCAAAGGCTGAGTTTAACTCCAGCAGGGCGTTTTTGGTTGAACCCCTCAGCACTTCTGAAAACTCAGCGGTGCGGTCTTGGGCGTTTTGGTTGGACTCAACGAGAGCGTCAAACGCACCCTTTTGGGCGAGAATAGCGTTGATCGCTGAACCACCACGAATCCCGAACACTTCAAGGATTTGAGAGGTCGTCGCCCCGCTCTCCGATAGTTGGTCAAACAATTCACTGAGGCTGGTGATGCCCGTTGTTTGCATTTGCACCTGCTTGTTGAGGTCGCTGAATTGCTTCTCTTGAGCCGAGAGCGTATCGTTTGCCCTCTCATTATCCCGCCGCATGATGGACTGCTGGAGGCGGCGTTCCTCCATCGTGATAGCAAGGCTGTCGTTTGCCGTTTCAAGGCGGTCGATTTGCTCCAACTCCCGCTCCGTCAATTCCCGACCTTCACGTTCCGCACGAGCACGGATTTTCATTATGTCAAGGTTGTTCTTTTGTTGCTCGATGCTCATGTCCGTCATTTCATCGGTCAACTGCTTGAGAGCCAAAGAAGTCCGCTCGGCTTCGGATCGGGAGGCGGTCATCTCCGTATTGAGTTGTGTAAGGGTTCGTTGAGCCTGTTCACCTGCTGGTGTCAGCCTGAACATGGTAAGGCCGAGTTCGTCCATGATTTTCCTGGCATCATCCGTGGGCGACAGGAGTTTTGTGATCGCCATACGCAAACCTGTCCCCGCTATTGTCCCCTGTAGCCCAGCGTTCCCCAGAGCACCAGCGGCGGCGGCTGATTCTTGGAGGGAGATGCCAGCGGCGGCGGCGGTTGGACCGAGCATTTTCATGGTCTCCCCCAACGTTTCAATCGTGGTGAAAGACTGCGTGAACGTGTTGACCAAGACATCGGACACGTCGCCCAACTCCGAGGTCTCCATGCGGTATGCCTTCAACGATGCAATGGCGATACCAGCGGCGGTCTCCATGTCCGTCCCTGCGGCAATAGCGAGGGCGTTCAAGTTGTCCAGGGCTTTGTCATCCACCATCTCTGAAACGGTCAAACCTGCGAGAGCCAACGTTTGAGCCGCTGTCGCAACCTCAGTGGCCGTTGAACGTGTCGTCCGCCCCAATTCACGGATGCGGCCTTCAAGGGCGGGGAAATCCGCTGTGGCGGCTTTTCCCAGAATAGCCTGCGTCCGTATCAGCGAGTCCTCAAACTCAACAAAGAGCATGGTGGACTTCTTGACAAAGTTGGCGGCGATGGCCCCTCCAGCAACGGTGGCGGCTACACCAACGGCGGCAAATGAAGCGGAGGCGGCTTGACCGAAGCGGCCAATTTTGCCCCCAGCAAGGCTGACACCGCGCCCGATGTCGCTCATGCCTTTGCTGAACCCAGCGGTGTTGGCGTCGATTTTGGCCTGTAGGTGAGCCACTTGTTTGCCAATCATCAACGACCACCCGCCCTACGTTGAGCCTCAGCCTTCTTCATGGCTTCACGCTCCCTGCGGTTTTGTTCATTGAACGCCCCAGCGAGGAACGTAGCGTCCCGCAAATCGAGGTCACGCCATTGTTGAGGGGTCAAGCCAAAGAGGGTGAGAAGTTGGAAAAGCCACTGGCCTTCTGTTGAAACGGAGTGTTCCATTATTCCCCCAGAGCACCACCACCTGACGATGGAGAGCCAACGGCTTCCACCACGGCGGCGGCTACGGATGAGAGGGTGAGGAGGGGCAGTTGCTTCCACTTCGCCCACGTCAAAGAGTCGTCGCACTTGGCGAGCATCTCGTAGGCCATGCGGAGACCCAACGCTTCGGACTTGTCCTCCCCGCTCAGTTTTGAAATGGATGGGTCGGCCTTCAATGCTTGATATTCCCCAACGCTCAACGGCTGGGCTTGGAGGGTCTGCACGATCCCGTCCTCGTCCTCGAGCCCAATATGGGCTACATTGACCGTGACGGGCGTGGAGGCTTTTGCAATAGTGGTGTCCAGCCAACTCAATTGAAATCACCACCCTTCAGTCTCGGCTCCAGGTCAAGCCTTCAAACGTAGCGTTAATCATCAAAGCACCCTCAGCCCCAGCCTCAAGTCCTTCAATGGCTAAGTCGGTGAGGACACACCCAGAAACCGTGTAGGTGTGCGTCCCTGCGTCGTCTGCATCAAAATCGATGTCCAACTCCGTGTCGTTGTTGAACCAATCATACAACTCGTCGTCGCTAACACCCCAAGCCTTTGACAAAGAGCCGCTGACGGATCGTAGGCCACGGGTGTGGGCGGTGGCGTAGTTTGAACCCAGCGTCACGTATTTGCCCGTTGCCGATGCAAGCGTGAAATCGCCAGACACAAAGCCAACGATAGTCCCGCTGACCGTGATTTTTCCTGTGACACCTGTGAAGGAATGCACTGCCATGCCCGTAGGTTGGGGTTTGCGGCTTTTAACGGTTGGGGGGTCAAAGAAGGCCAGCCAGAGCGGGAACGCCCATGACAAAGAAATGAATCCAGCCGCCTATCCATTTGCCCTCAATGTCGGCCTGTAGGCGGACGGTGCTGGAGAACAAAGATGCGGCCCAAACCAACAGGGTCGGCCATGAGCGGGCAAAGCGGCGGGCGAGGGGAGTCTGCTTCATTCAAACCACCAATCAGTCTCGCACAGGCATGCCATCGGGTGTGTCAGCCCAGACTTCAGACCACCCGCACATCTCAGGGCAGGCAATCCATACGTCATCGATACGCACCTGTGGGCATTCGCAGTCGGGGCAGTGGGGTTGGGGGATGCGGCGGGGCATAGTTGGGGGTAGGCATTCCCCTTTATCAATGTTTTCAAAATCTCAATGGTTAGAGGTGAAAAGGTGGGGAAGGCCGTGAGCCGAGAAGGGGGGCGGAAATGAACCCCACCCCGTAGGCGACCTTCCCCGAAGAGTCCTACGGGGCGAGATGACGTTGCCATCCCACCCACATAAAGGTGGACGGTGGGGGAAGAATGCTGGCAAAGCCCGAAGCCAGGGTGGAGACCCCCACCGTCCGTTTGGAGAGATGCTCTCCACCAGCCACATCGTTTGGGTTGGGGGGTTTTATTGGTTTCTGTATTCCTCGCTCGCCAGCAGATCGTCAAGCACACGCTGGCGGTCGATGGTTTGGTGAAGGTCAAGGGCGTTTTTGTAGTGACGCAGGCCAGATTGGTCAGGCTCTCGCTTGAGGATTGAGAGGTAGGCCTGTGTGATGAAATCAACGGTGCTGAGGCTCTCGTCCTCTGGATCGGGAGAACCTTTGGCCGTTGTCTTTGCTTTGGGTTTGGGTGCTGGCTCTGGGGCGGGTTCTTCAGCCGCAGGCTCTGGGGTGGATTCTTCAACGGGTGCTGGTGCTTCAGCCGCCTCCAAACGTGCAATCAGGTCGGCTTTCGTTCCTTCTGTGTCCAGCCCTTTTTCTTCACAAAGGGCTACGAGGTCTGCTTTCAAGAGGTCAGCGAGGTCGCTCATGCCCCAAAGGTTGCAGATGGCGGTTTATAACAAACCTCAAGCGGTCAAACGTCCCAGCCCAACTCTTCAAGGTGGCGGCGTATGTCCTCCCCGTCTTGAGCCGATGGCAGGTTTTGCGTCCCTGGGACTCTTAAGAAACGCCACGGGCTATGGTTGATTTGCTCATGCTCGCATTTAGCACAGCGGTGTTTGTCGTCCTTTGTGTGTGATTGAGCACCGAGAGCATGGAGAGCGGCGACCCACTCCGTTCTGGAATCCTTTGGGTCAAACTCGACGGGGATATTGCACGGATCGTTGTGCTTGGTGCATTTGGTTTTGTGAACCTGCCCACACGTCTTGGGGGGTTTGATTTTGGGGGACTTCTTTTTCTTGCTCATTGGTTCACCTTCTTCTCAATCTGGGTCAGGAATTGCTGGGTGATGTCGTCCCAATTGAAGCGAGCCTCCGCAAACGTGCGAGCCGCCGTCGATTTGTCTTGATACAGAGCCGTGTCTTTGCTCATGTAGGCCTCTATCATAGCGTCGGCCAACTTCTCGACATCAACCAGCCCCATGTTGACCCCCCACTTTGGGCCAACAATTGAGGTGCATTGGGGGATAAGCCACCCTCGCTCGTCTTTGTTGCCGACCAATTCAGGGCCTGTGGAGTTGGCTGGGAGAATGATGGGGAGGCCGCAGGCCATAGCCTCAGCGGAGGGAATGCCGAAGCCTTCACCGCCCGTCGCCATGACGTGAACATCGGACAACCCATAGAGCATGGACATCTCTTCACGGCTCAAGCCCAGGAGGGGGTTTGAGGACGTGTCGGAGAAGCGGACGCTGTCGTATAGTCCGTATTCTTTGACGAGGTCGGGCAACGGCCAGCCGCCCATCCCCATTGTGTCGGTCGGGTCGCCGCAGTGAAGAATCAGCCCAACCTTGCCCTCGCCTACACGATCCACGACCTGCTTCAACGCTTGAAGCAGGCGGGGGATTTGCTTGCGGTTGGTGTTGCGAGCAACGGAGAGGAAGGTGAAGTCCCAATCGACGCCCAACTGTTGTCGGGCTTCTTTCTTCTGGGCGGCGGTGAAGGGCTTGAACACGTCAAGGTCAACGCCATGATAAATCACAGGCCCTGGGTTGATGAGGTATCGGTCAAGGTGGGGGTCACGCATATCCTTCGTCCCGTCGCCGTTGCTTCCCCACTGCTTAACGTAGTCCACCATTTGCTGGCGACCAAAGTCAGCCATCCACACGGGCTGGTTGAGGTTGGCGAGAATGTCCTTCCACTTGTAGGACAACGGGAAGCCATCAACGGGCAAATACGCCAGATAGGGAACGCCGAGACGGTTGGTGGATTGGACGGCGTGACCAATGAACCACGGGTCAATAAGGGAGATATACACATCGGGCTCGAGGCGGCTGATGTTGTATTCCAGCACCGTTGCTCCGCTGGCGTTGATGCGATCAGAGCCATACCCGCCGATACCAGCGTGAACCATTGTCCAGCCCTCCTCGTGCGTCCAATCCTCTCCATTGTGGTCCCAGCCCATGACAAAGACCTCGTGGCCGAGAGCGACCAAACGTTTGCAGATTTCACGGGTGACCACGGCATAACCCGTGGGGCGCGTTGGTTGCTCGCTTCCCCAGAGGATGCGGAGTTTCTTGGGCTTGGGCTTCGCCATGACACGGGGAAGCATCGCCCACCCTTAAATTAAGGGGGGGCTGAACCCCTCGTGTCGTTGGCTTCAATACATCTTGCCGAGGTTGAAGCGGTAGGCGTATTTGGAGCAAATGTCGTAAACTGCTTTCATGTCAACGGGCTCGGCCTCTCGACCTCGTGGGTATTCACCGAGAACAACGGTGGGGTCGTAGTCGTGGCGCAGGGTGTGGTTGCGCCCGTGTTGCTTTGCACCGTGAAGGGTTTCAGAGAGGGAGCACGTGCCATCGTTGTTCATGCGGAGAAGTGCCATCTTGTTGGCGATCAAGATTTGCGCCTCGGTTGGGCTGACTCCGTCGCTTTCGTTGCGGAGTTGGGTGTTGATTTGACGGCTCGAGCGGTCATAGAAAACGCTGTGATACAACGCTCCGATGTAAAACTTCTTGGCTTTGGTTGTCTTTTGGGCTGGGGTTAGGTGGGTCATTCTTGTTGCCTCCAACCACGACGACGTGTCGGGGGTATATCAATGCTTTGTTATCTCAATGTCTTACCGTTGAGAATACGAGCGTAGGAATACGGGCTCGTGCGTGGCCTGTGTCGCCACCATTGGCGAGAATGCTTCATCCATACCCAGAACGGCGGGGGAAGCCGTGTGGGTCTTTCCTACGCCCTTTTCGCCCGTCATTGACACGGGGGACAAACGGGTGAGGGTTTTGCCCTTTCCTCGCTTGCCCAGCATGGTCTGGCGGCAATCGTAGCAAACGACTGAGCAAATCGACGAGCCCTCGTGCAAATCGTTGGATCGTGGTGCTCCGCAAATGCGGCACGTTCCCGTCTTTGGTGGATTCAAAACCCTCAATCTCTGGGCGGCGGTGGCGGTGAAGTCTGGGGTGTCCACGCTCAGTCCTCCTTTGCTCGGTAGTGTGGGTGGTCTGCGGGGAGTTTGTGACGGCGGCGGTCGCTCATGTTCTCCAGCAATTTGCAGACCTTTTCACAGGCTTTGTCAAATCGATTCTTTGCTACGTCGTCCCCTGCGGGGACCATGCGGGCTTCCAGACCGTAAAGGTCTACGGTGTCCAGCAGGTGTTGTATCAATGCAAACTCGGCGTGGTCTATGCTCTTGGCTCGTTCCATGTTCACACCCCACGAGGTGTTTGCTCTTAAGGGTTTAGGTTCTCAATGTTTGAAACTCATCAGATTTTCGCCAATATCCCCCAGACACGCTCCAATATCAGACGATACGTCGCACGAATGCAGGGCGCAGAATCCGAACCTCACGGGTGTCGGCGGCGTATGTCGATGACCCCGAACCGCCTGCGGTTGGGTAGGCTGAATTGTCCGTGGGCAACGACCCAGAGATGGAGAGGACGGGCGTGGCGGCTGGGTATGTCTTGTCGGCTACACCGTAGGCTGGATCGTCGCTGGTCGTGAAACCCCAGCCTGGTTGAGGGAACGGCAGAAAGTGTGGGGCAATTTCACCCAGCAACGACCCAGACACCAAAGCAACGCGCCCGCTGAGGGATGAGCCGCTGGCCCATTGGGAGAAACGTTGAGCGAGAAGAAAATAGGACAAACCCGCCGTCGACGCCCAATCGGGCGTGGTGATGGCCGCACGTGTCAAACTCAAAGCACCAAAGGAGCGGGGCATGTCATTCCTCCCAGCGCAACTCAACGGTGACATCCGCCCTGTAGCCGATGCAATTCTCATCGCTTTGCCCAGGGCCGCAGTTTGGCTCAAGCACCGTGAACGGCTTGGTCGTATCTGAACGGCGGATG